ATAATTTAAGTATGGATGAATTAGCAAAGAATATAAGAACGGAATTTAAGGAATTTTCCCGTTATAGAGCCTATCGAATAGCAAGAACCGAGGCCCAAAACGCCCTTGGTTTTGCTCAATACGAAGCGGGCAAGCAAGCCGAGGAAATATTAGGCCAAAAACTAATTGGCGAATGGTGGACGAGTTTGGACGACAGAGTAAGAGATAGCCACGCCGCAATACATGGAGAACGGGCCGAATTAGGCAAAGCATTTTCAAACGGTTTATTATATGCGGGCGAATACACACAAACCGAAAAAACGGGCGACAACATTAATTGCCGATGCGTGATATTACATCATTTTGAATAGGGGGGCCAAAAAATGTTATTAAAGAGTTTGGGTTTTGATTATAAGGCCAACGCCGACAAACGAGAGTTTGAAGGATACGCAAGCACATGGGACAAGGATTTAGGCGGCGACCAAATTTTAGCGGGAGCCTTTAAAAAAACGATCCAAGAAAGATTTTTAGAACACCCGAAAAAGAGCGGCGTAAAAATTTTATGGCAACATAACGACCCGTTAGGGCTACCAACCCACATGGAAGAGGATAGCAAAGGCCTTTATGTAATAGGCAAGATTAGTAAAACCCGCCTTGGCGACGAGGCATTAGAGTTAATGAAAGATGGCGTTATTGACCAAATGAGCATTGGGTATGACGTAGTAAAAGACGATATAAGCGAGGACAACCAAACGAGGTATTTAAAAGAGTTGGTTTTATATGAATTTAGCCCCGTAACGTTTCCCATGAACCCCGCCGCCGACATAGTAAGCGTGAAAACGCATTTTAATAGCCTTGTAAAAGAATTTAGTAATCCATTAATGGCAACAATGATAAAAGAAGGCCGATCATTGAGCAAGGCCAATTTAACCGCTATTAAAAATGCAATAGATACATTAAGCAATATTGTTAAACAAGTTGAAGGGGAGCCGCCGAAAACGCACTCACTAGAAACCACAATAGAGCCGTTTAAAACACTTATACAAGAAATGAAAGGGTACACCGTTAAAAGTAAAAAGGACGAGCAAGACGATTTTGTAAGTGCTTGTATGTCTCGTTTACATGAACGATACCCCGACCAAGACCAACGTTTGGCCATTTGTTTTAGCGAATGGGAAAACCAATAAAAGGAGTGAACCCAATGAATGAGATTAAAAAATTATCTATTCAAAATGCTAATAAGTTTTTTAGTAAATATCCTATGCAATTGGATTTACAGTTTTTTGCGGAAGGTAAAACCGATCCAAAAGAATTGGATTTAAAAACATTGCAAACAGAATTTTCCGCAAGTTGGAAAAGTCTTAAAACATTGTTAGACCAACAAGCCGACGAAATGAGAACACAAGGCGAAACGCACACAAAAACCGCCGATAGTATAACGGCAATTGAAAAGAAAATAGGCGAGTATGAGGCCGAATTAAAAGGCGTTACAGATAAATATAAAGAGTTAGAAACAAAAACAAACCGCCCTAATTTCCAAGGTGGCGGCGAGATCAAAACGGCGGGCCAAATGCTAGTTGAGAGCGATTCATATAAAAACATGGGTACTACTTTAAATGCGAGTATTGCCCTTAAAAATTTCATGCCACAAGGCCAAAAAGATTTAAGTAGTACAACGGCAAGCGGCGGCATTTTTGTTAATCCGCAAGTAATTGGCGGCGTATTTGCACCCGTTGATAAAGACCTAAAAATTAGAGATTTATTAAATGTGCAACGGACAACGAGCAACGCAATAGAGTATATTGTCGAAACGGGTTGGACAAATGCGGCGGCGGTTGCACCCGAAAAGAGTTTAAAACCGCAATCTGATATTACATTTGACGTTGAAAGTGCAACAGTGAAAACGCTTGCACATTGGATCCCCGCAACCCGCCAAATTATTGCCGATGCGGGCCAATTAAGAAATTATGTAGATAATCGTTTAATGTACGGACTTGCAAGCACCGAGGAAACTCAAATTTTATATGGGGATGGCATAGGCGACAACATGCAAGGCATTATGACCAACCCAAATATACAAGATGCGGGCGGAGTAGCGGCACCCGATAGCCTAGTAGATCATATTAGACGCTCAATAACACGCACATTATTGGCGGGCTATCCCGCAACGGGCATAGTATTACACCCGAACGATTGGCAAGATATTGAATTATTAAAGGGCACCGATGGCCATTATATTTGGGTATCCGTAACCCAAGGCGGCGAAAATCGTTTGTGGAGGGTACCCGTTGTTCAAAGTACGGGCCTAACAGAAGGGGCTTTTCTAGTTGGGGCATTTGGTTTAGGGGCTCAATTATGGGACAGAGAACAAGCCAATATTAGAGTATCAGAACACCACGCCGATTATTTTGCACGCAATATGTTAGCAATTTTGGCCGAGGAACGTTTAGCGATTACAACATATCGCCCCGAATCCTTTGTAAAGGGAGTATTTACGGCGGCGGTTTAATTATATGGGGGCTTAATGCCCCTTTTTTAAATTATAAAAGGAGTTGGCAATAATGGAATTAAAAGCACTAAAAACATTTTCAAGAGGCGGCCAAGCATTAACACGCATGGGCACCGTATTTACGGCAAATGAAAAGCAAGCCGAGGAATATATAAGATTAAATTTGGCCGAGCCCACAAACGCCAAAGATCAAGAGAAAACGGCAAACATTAACACAGTAGGAGAAACCGCACCCGCACCCGAACCAATCAAAACCGATTACAACGAGGACGAGTTAAACGCAAAAAATTTAACTGAATTAAGAAAAATTGCAAAAGATAATCAAGTAACGGGATATACGAGCATGAATAAAGCCGATTTAATAGCGGCAATTTCTACAAAACAATTGGAGGCGTAAACCATGACAGAAAACAAAAACCCACAACAAGAGCAAGCCGAGCAAGAAATTGAATTAGAAGTACCACAAGGGGCCGAGGTAGAAATTGAAATGCCTAAACCAATGGAGCAAAAAGCAAAAGTTTCACACGAAACAAAAGATATGAAAGCCGAGGAAAAAAAATAATGGCCGTTTATAATTTGCAAGCATTAGCAGACAAAACAAAATATTTAATGAGCCAAGGCATGACACAAGAAGAGGCCCAATCCCAAGTATTTAAAGAGGCGAACATAGACGATTTAGACCCAACGGCATTAGGAGAATTTACACGACTTGTAACAACGGGAACGAACGAAAGCCCATTTGCCCGTAATGATGGCCAACGCATTTTAAATCGTAGAAGTACCGCAAAATATGGACGATATGAAGAACCAACACCACCACAAGAGCCACAAGTTTAATAAGTAGGTGAAAACATGCCATTAGTGGAGCGACTTACAAACGAATTAAGCCCCGACCTTATAACCATAGAGCAAATGAAATTATGGTTAAAAATAGAGCATGATTTAGAAAATGAAATTTTATGGAATTTGCGAGAATTTGCAAGTTATGAGGCGTTTAATTTTACTCAAAATGATTTTGAGGAATTAGACGAAAACGGGGAATTGGTAGAAAAGCCAATTCCCTTTAATGTTAAATTGGCGTGCCTCTTATTAATTTCTTACATGTATGAGAATAGAGGCAACGACCCTACCCAATTACCATTTAACGTTATGAAAATGTTATATCCTTACAAAAAAATGGTGGGCCTATGATTGGTCAAATGAAAGATAGAGTAACAATTAAATTGGAGCAAAAAAGCGATAACGGGCGGGGCGGTTGGCTTATTCAAGAGGTAGATAGGGGCACATTTTGGGCCCGTATTGAGCCATTAAGAGAGGCAAATATTATTCAATACCGCCAAGCCGATAAGCAAACCAATAGCAAAATTATAATGAGATCAAACGGCGTTACAGATATTAATTGCGTGATTTATGCAAGAGGCAATTTTTATAGGATTGAGGAAATAATAGAAAAAGACGGTTTTATCACTCTTTTAACAGTAGGTGAAGAAATTGGCCAATTACATTAGCGTAACGAACAACATGAACAAGGTTAAAAAAGACCTAGAAAATGCGTTACATGCGGCCATGCTAAAAAGTGCCATAGATGTTAGAAACGCCGTAGTTGTTAAATTAAGCGGGGCAAGAACGGGCAAAATGTATAGAGTGCCCGCAACAAAAAGAATGTATAGGGCAAGTGCGGCGGGAGAACCGCCCGCACAACGTTTGGGCCATTTGCGAGTCTCTTATAAATATTTGGTAACGGGCAAAGGCGTTAATAGTGAGGGCGTTGTAGGGAGCGACTTGGATTATAGCCATTATTTAGAATATGGCACCGCCAAGATGAAACCAAGGCCCCATTTAAAACCCGCCTTTCAAGAAAGTAAAAACAAAATACAAAAACATTTTGAGGGGCTTTTATAATGGGCATTATAAGCACCATTTATAATGTTTTGGTTGGTGACGACAGAATAAATAATTTGTTGGCACGATCCGACATTAACCCCGCCCAACCCGCTATTTATGAAGAATGGGCCATAGATACGACGGCATTTCCTTACATGGTTTTAAGCTTTTCAACTATTACGGGGGATCATTGGGCAAAAAACGAAACCATTATTAATTGCGACATTTTCACTTATTCTAATAGCATTGCCGCCGAGGATATAAAAGAGGCCGTTATATTTGCATTAGACCGCCGCACATTTATAGCCCCCGCCGATGGCCGTTATATAAGATGCTATTACAATAGAGACGGTTTTATAGTGGAACCGATGGAAAATATAACACATGTAAATTTAGAAATTGCCACACATCATTGGAGAAATGATTTTATTAAGAATTTAGTTGAAGAATAAAACTAAATACAAAAAAGGAGTGGTTTAAATGGTGAGAAAGTCAGCGGGCGTAAGTAGTGCAAGCGTCCAAAATTTTGTTATTGATGCGGGGGCTTGTTATGTTAATTTGGGCGAACTTGACGAGCGATTATTAGGAGCAACCCGAGGCGGCAATAGTTTTGAGATTGAGCAAGATATTAAATTAATCGAAATAGACGGCGTAAGAGGGGCAAGCATGGGAGCCCGCCGAGTAGTTGAGAGCAACGCCCGTATAGTTGCTAACCTATTAGAGATTACAACGGCCAATTTATTATTAGCCATTGCGGGAAGTGATGCAACAACTTGGAAGGACGATAGCATAGAGCCGCCGCCAACGGGAGATAGCCACGATAAAATT